CCAATGCCACAGTTTGAGCATCCAAAAGGATACTATCAAACTCATTTTGCTTGGAGCTCTCCTTGGGGACTAGAACTTCCAGAGGGATACAGCGCACTGTTTATGACACCAATGAATAGGTTTGACTTACCGTTCCTAAACACTACTGGCGTTGTAGACTCAGACAAGCTTCACTTACTTGGAACTTTTCCATTCTTTCTTCCAGAAGGTTGGGAAGGTACCATCCCAGAAGGAACTCCGTATATGCAGGTTCTCCCGTTTAAACGAGAAAACTGGGAACACAAAATAGACATTCCAGACCAATCTACAATGTATGATAAATTAGTAAAGAACATGCAATTTTACCGTCAGCCTGATGGCGGCGTATACCAAACCAAAGTTTGGTCAAAACGAGACTACAAATAGGAGAATGCAATGCAAACATGGACAGAAAAAGTTGATTTAGGTAGTGGCATCTTTTGCTATAAGGGCGTCATCAATAAAGACATTGATGTTATAGGTAGAATTGAAGCAAACCTTAAGCCAGAAGGAGATATGACTGGGTATGCTTGGCAACCAGCGTACGTTGGGTATAGGCAGCTTATGCCAGAGTACAGAGACTGCAACGACTTTAAATTTAAGAAGACTGATATAGAAAATGACAAGAGTCAGGTCAGCTTAAATCTTCAAGCTTTGTGGCAAGATTTGTATGACGTTAAGTTACCTGCGGTTGAAGACTACTGCAGAATGTACAACATTAACAATTTAAAGTATTGGGAAGCATTCAACTTCATTAAGTATGGTCCAGGACAACACTTTATGGAGCACCATGACCATGGATTTTCTTACAACTGTACAGTTTCTTTAGTTGGGTATCCAAACGATGATTACGAAGGTGGCGAGCTTTACTTTAGGTTACAGAACTTAAAGGTTAAAGCAGATGCTGGGGACCTGTTTATTTTTCCATCAAATTTTATGTACCCACATCAAGCAATGCCAGTGACTTCTGGCGTCAAATACTCTATTGTGACAATGCTTGACTACAGCAAAAAGTTTCATACTCCAGAGATGTATAGCGCAGAATCAGATTAATGTTCAACATCTCAGTTGAAAAAACACACGGGGCTCTCTTTGATGTCCAACCTATGCCCATTAAAAGAGACTGGATGGATGCAACGTCAGAGAATCACGCTTACAGGTGTTTTCCAGTAACCCAGTCAAATGTAATTGGCTGGAGTTTATCGTGCTTACAGGACATTGAGTTTATTTGGGATGGAATAAACGACCAAACACCAGACCGTGTCCAAGTGTTTAGTCCAGAAGGGGCTTACTCTGGTAGAGGTCAATCCTCTATAAGCTTAAACACGGGACTGGTTTTTAGGACAGATGAAGATGTCAGTATCTTTACTATTAACCCAGTAAATTATTTTAGTGATGAGTTTGAAACTATGTCGTCCCTAATCAGCACATCTTTTTACGACAACCCTTTGCCTTTAGCTATCAAGGCAAAGATTGCAAATAAAAGGGTAGTTATTAAGGCTGGAACCCCAGTTGCCACAATTATCCCAATATCTTTGTCAAAGTTAAATGGAACAAACATTGAGGTTGTTGAGTACCAAGACCCAGGTAGCAAACGATTAAATGCAAACATTTCTTACGGAGAGGCTGCACAAAAAGTAAACTCTTCTGGAAAATGGACAGATTGGTACAGAGACGCTGTAAACGAAAGAGAAGAAAGCCTAGGCTCTCATGAAGTAAAGACCCTAAAATTAGGGGTAATAGATAAAACGAAAAGGGATACACTATGAGCATGGAACAAAACAAAGATTCGTATACCGTAGTAAAAAGAACCCCATCTATAACTCCATCAGGCTGGTTTGGGGATAGCAAAGACATGATTGTTGAGCTAGAAAACTTCATGACCCAAGAAGAGATAGAGTTCTTAGAAAAAGCTGCTAAGTCTTTAACAATTTGGGATGTTACGGAAAGCCATACAAATGAGAATGGGACCGTTACCTACGACTCAGATTATTGGAAAGACCGAGTCGCAACTCAGCCAACTTTAGATAAAAATGACCCAAAGATATCTCCAGTAATTGCTGGGCTATTTCAAAGACTACGACCAATTATTGAAGAGTTCTACCAGGTAGAAGTTATACCAACTGGGACAACTATTGTTAAATGGCTTCCTGGGCAGTTTCAAAAACCACACGCTGATAAAGAGCTCCACGAGGGCCCCGACGCTGGAACACCTAACGACTTTCCAAACTATGACCTATCAAGTTTGTTTTATTTAAATGATGACTATGAGGGCGGAGAGCTGTATTTCCCACTACAGGGTGTGCAGTTTAAGCCTAAAAAAGGCGCTGCTTACTTCTTCCCAGGTGACAAAAACTACATCCATGGGGTTACTGAGGTAAAAAGCGGCTTACGTTTTACATGCCCTTTCTTTTGGGAAATAACAAAGCATACAGGACCTAGACAACCATAACGACGAGGTACAATCAACCCTATGAAATCAATTTACGACATCCCTCTTAACTCAGCTGAGGGCTCTCCTGACTTCTTAAGTCAATTTAAAGGCAAAGTAACCTTGTTGACGAATACAACCGTCGGCTGCGGCAACGCTAATCAAATGGAAGTTCTCCAATGGCTTCAAGATAAGTACGGTGGAGATGATTTCCAAGTTATTGCAATTCCTACTAATGACTATTGTGGCCCAGGAGTAACTAAGGGCAAGTGGTCTGAAGGCATTACCTGTGGCTTAGATTCACAAGAGTATGGTCAAGAAGTCTACGGAACCACGTTTAAGTTCTCAGAGATGGTGTCGTCAAACCCAAATGAGAGTGCTACTGAGCTTAGCCCTTACAAGGGCGATAACTCTGTAAACGGACTAGGTCAACCAAGAAAAGAAACTCATGAGCTATACAAAGAAATAGCTGAGCAAATGCTTGCGTTTGCTGAAAAACAAAGAGAACTTGGCATTCCAGACAGAGATGGCTATTTGTCACCTTGGTTAAATCAACCTTTTGGCAACGGCGCAATGCAGGGCGGTAACTTTGAGAAGTACCTTATTGATAGAGATGGGTATGTAGCTAACTGGTTTCAATGCACAGTACTAAATTACGATATTGAAAAGACACTAAAAGAAGCCCTAATAGCTGCGGGAAACCCTGCGGGTATGGGAGAAGGCAGAACCCCAGAAGTATTTGAAGAAGAGTATGCCCTTGTTCAACAAGAGATAGAAAAGTTAATTGCTGGAGATAAATCCCTATTAAATAACTAAACGGAGTAAAAGTACAATGAACCTAGCAAACAAAAAACGACTAACAAAAGACATCGTTGTTTATGAGAACTTCATAAGCAAAGAAGATTGCAAAAAGATGATTCAAGCCCTAGATGCTCAGGCAGAGAATGGGGCAATTTCTTGGATGCCAATTTCATTTTACGAGTCCTATTCCTCAGTTTTGCCACAAGACAACGACCAAGAGGTTATTGACGCTGGTCTATCTCCAACTATATTTTCAGATATTGAAAAGGCAATGCCTGAAGCAATTGCTTCAGTCCACGACCTTGACCCAAAAACAATCTGTAAAATTGGGTACCACACACAGAAGTGGGAGCCAGGAGCATATGCAAGAATTCACTCTGACAACACAGATGCTGAGGGAAACTCAGGTGCGTTTACAAGAAGCCGCTACGCAGGGTTTCTATACTTAAACGATGATTTTGAAGGTGGGCTTTTACGGTTCCCAGCACAAAACTTAGAGATTAAACCAGAAGTTGGGCTGCTTGCTGTATTTGACGGCGGGTTTAACAATATGCACGAAGTATCTCTTATTACAGGTGGTGTCAGATACACCATTGGTTCTTTCTGGGATGACCGAGAAGAGTCAGCGTACCCACAAGAGGTGCGAGATGCATGGGCTGAAGAGATGAAGGCTACTAGAGCGCAACAAGAGATTGAACGAGCAGAGTGGCAAGAGCTTCTTAAGCAAGGCTGGAAGTTAGACGCAGCAGGAAATAAGTACAAACTAGAAGATGTTGCAAATGATTGAGTCTTTTAAACAACAGTTGATAGACAGCGGATACGTAGTTACAGATATTACCCCAGAGCTATTCTCTGTTGAGAACTTTTTATCCCAAGACCAAATAAACACTTTTTGGGAGATTATCCACAGTACGTCACAAGAAGACTGGGAAGTAGAGTACCACGCAAACTTAAAGTATTTTTGTTTGGAAAAATTTGGTAGAGATGATGTAGATAATCTGGTTGCTGAAGGTAAGTTTGAGATTACCCAAAATTGGAAAGATAAAAACTTTAACATACTACATCATGAAATCCAAAGGCCTTTATACGATGTTGTAAACTCTATGGTGGTCAAAGCTGACCCAGAATTAATTTTAAGTGGATTTGCAACAATTCAACGAATGCAAGCAGGGGTAGAGTTAAAAGCGCACACTGACCAAAAAACAGACCCATCTATAAAGTATGCCACCATCGTATACATCAATGACGACTACGTAGATGGTGAGTTATTTTTTCCAAACCTTGATATCCAGTTAAAACCTAAGCCAGGAACTATGTTATTTTTTCCAGGAAACGAAGAGTATGAGCACGGAGTCAAGCATGTAGGAGATGGACCAATACGATATGTTCTTGTTGGGTTCATTAAAGAAAAAGACCATTACGCAAAAAATAAGTACTAAGGGAGAAACAGATGAACAGAGAAATACTGGACCCAAAAGCGTACTACTATACAGATGCTATTGAGGACTTTGATACCTTTAAAAAGGTTTGGAAAGAGTTAGACACTCTTGAGCAATACACAGACTTAGGCGTAAACGTTTGGGACACCTGGACCGCTTCTAATGATAAAAACTTTATTTATGGAGAAACAAAAACATTTGATATTAATGCAATTAATAGGCTTAGCGTCATTTACGATTCAGATAGCGGAAAAGTAGCGGAAAAAAGTAAGTATATATACGACGCGGTTATGACTGCAATGTATAACGTTTGCAAAGACTATGCTTCTTCTTTAGGGGACTTTGATGAGCCAAGACTTTTTCCAACGTTTAATATAAAAAAGTACAATACTGGAATGGGCATGGGCGCACATTTTGACCAGCTAGATGGCGATAAGACCTTAAGATATTCATTAGTAATGTACTTAAACGACGACTGTGAAGGCGGCGAAATCTCTTTTCAGTTAAAAGATTATGATGGAGGATGGACTAGCGCTGATGGTTTTTCTAAGGGGTCAGCTCCAGCCGTAGACTTGGACTACGACGTATCTGTTGCAAATAAAGCAATTGATTTTGGACTAAAGCCAAAAGAAAATAGCGTTGTCATATTCCCAGCCTTTCCCCCATACTTTCATACCGCACACGTTGTAAAGTCTGGTTTTAAATACATGATTCCTGGTCACTGGATTCATAACAATATGGAGCTTAATAAGAACCAGGGTATGTAATTGAAAACAGCAATTGTTACTGGAGCAAGTAAGGGCGTAGGCCTAGCAACAGTCAAGCGTCTATCTGAAAATGGGTACAAGGTTATTGCTGTTTCAAGAAACCTGTCTAAAGTATCTGAGCTTGTATCTGACAACGTTGAAGTATACAGCCTAGATGTAACAGACTCTAAAGCAATAGAGGGCTTCTTTGAAAAGTATAAGGATATTACTTTAGACCTTCTAGTTAATAATGCTGGTGGTGGTTCTAGCCCAACTAACATTATTAATGAGACTATGGATAACTTTAGACGAGCCTACGATATAAACGTATCTGGGCCTATGTACCTTTCTCAATTATTTGTGCCGTGTATGGAAAAGTCAGATTCCCCAACAATTGTATTTATCACCTCTTTTGGAGGTAAGGTGCCGTATCGCGGTGGAGGAAATTACACAAATGCCAAGAGGGGTGAACGCGGTTTAATTGACACAATGAGACTTGAGTTCCCACAATTTGGCATTAAAATTACAGAAATTTGTCCAGCAACTATTGATACCCAAGAGCAAAAACGAGACCAAGCCTTAACTGCAGAGGATTTAGCAGAAGCTATTTACTGGGTAGGGTCGCTACCAAGTCACGTTAATATAAATGAGATTGAAATTTGCCATATTAACAGTAGTAAGTACTAGCCTTGTATGCCTAAAGATGTTCCTAAGATAATTTGGCAAACACATAACTACCTATATGAAGATTTGCCAGAACATTTAAAGCAAGTAACCCAGACTTGGATAAATTTAAATCCAACCTGGGAGTATAGGTACGTTAATCATGTGGATAGGGCAGAATTCGTAAAGACAGAAGACCCCGTGCTCTATACTCACTATGAAAAATTAGCTCCTATAACTCAAGGTGATATATGGAGATACCTAGTAACCTATAAATATGGTGGGGCGTATGCAGATATGGATTCGGTATGTACAGTTCCTCTAGACTACATGCTTGAAACCTTGCAGTGTGAGCATGACCTTTTAGCAACTAGCCAATCAGGTATGCCCCCGCTTGACTATAATAATTGTAATTATGTTGTTGGAAAAAACTCAAAAAATCTTGAAATAATTATAAAAAGTATGAAAGATGAATACTATTTAACTGATAAGTTAAACAAGTGGGCTTGCCCCTTAACGCGTTTTTGTGTACAAGCTTCCATAAGTGATACTGCCTGTAAAGACTTTTACGGTGCCCTTCATTCAGAGGGGTTTAAGTCAGCTTTTGACGATACTTTTGAGGTAAACTATTACGGGAAGCATATAGCCTACAAGCAATTAATCCGTGACTTGCCCCGCTAAAAGAAGCAGCCCGCTCTACAATATAGGAATGAGTAATATCTCAGAGTATTCTCCTTGTTTTGTGATAGGAATTAACTAATGTCAATTGTTGGAGTAACGGCTTCTAGCCGTAGGCAAGTACCTAACGCTCCAACNATTGGCACAGCTACAGATGTAGGAACAGATAGAGCGTTCAATAATGGNGCAGCAGTAGTTACCTTTACCCCAAGTCCAATTGGCTTTGAAGCAACCTCTTACACAGTAACCTCTAGCCCTGGAGGATTCACAGCCTCTGGTACCTCTTCTCCTTTAACTGTAACTGGGTTGCAATCTAATACCGCTTATACTTTTACAGNAACAGCAACAAACTTTGTAGGAACAGGTCTTGCCTCTGCTGCATCAGATAGTATTACTGCAACTACCGTTCCACAGGCTCCAACTATCGGAACTCCCACTCTTGCTAGTGGTCAGCCATACACTGGTTCTGCAAACATTGGGGTTGTCTTTACCGCTGGCGCAACTGGTGGAAAATCAATCACAACTTTTACAGCAACCTCTTCTAGCACTACAGTTGTTTCTGGNGCAACTTCTCCAATTACTATATCTGAAACTGTNGGTATCTCTAGAAACTACACAGTTACCGCAACTAACGNTAATGGAACAAGCTTAGCTTCTTCTGCAAGTACCTTCATTACTCCGTCTTCTATTCCTGAATCTGCTCCTACTATCGGAACTCTTTCAAATGTTACTGGTATTGCTTTTGGTTCTAACCCACAGTTTACTTTGACCTTTACAGCACCAACAAGCACAGGTGGCTCAGCAATAACCTCGTACAAGTACTCAACAGATGGTGGAACTACTTACATAACAGCGCCAAGCAATACAAGCCCAATGACTTTAACTACGCAAAGCACCTCTGGAACTCCAGCATTTGTAGCGGGAACTTCTTACTCTGTAATCCTTAAAGCAGTAAATGCAAATGGAGATTCTCCAGCATCTGCATCAAGTAACTCACGGGTTGCTGCAACTATCCCAAGCACTCCTACATTTACCCTGTCTAGTACTGGCAACACCAACATTACTGGAACGTACTCCTATAGCACTGGTGGACAAGCTGTTACTTCATATGTTTCAGAAGTCTCTGGAATCTCACCAACTACCGCAGGGACAAGTCCTGTAGGAAACACGTCAGGCGCTTTAACTTACACAGCTAGTTATGTGCAGGGAACTCAATACACTGTGTCCTTTAGCGTTACTAACCCTATGGGCACTGCAACTGCTTCCTCTCAATCTATTACGCCGTTTGCACCAGCAACTCCTGGTACTCCAGCAAGTTTAAGCGCTGCTGTTGCAACCACTACATCTGTAAACCTAACGTACGGAGCCATTGTACAAAACGGGTCCGCACTTACTGCGTGGCAAGGAAGTGGGACAAGTACTGGAGATATTGTCTCTAGCCCTGCGATTGCTTTGACTTACTCTGGAACACCTAGCGCTGCAGGTGGCGTTGTAAGCGTTTCAGGAACATTTGCGGCAACTCAGTCATACACATTTACTCTAAAAGCAAGAAACGGAGCTGGTGTAGGAGGAGGAATAACCTCAAACAGTGTTCTTCCACTGCCTTCTATTACAGACAACTTTAACCGTTCTGGTTCTACTTTAGGAACAACCTCTTCTGGTAGTCCTTGGACCTCTCACTCTGGTTCCTGGTCTACCAACGGAAGTCGTGGCGTTTCATCTTCGTCTGGTGTTGCCTCTGTATCGTTTGGTAATGGAACTGCAACGGTAACAGCCGATGTAAGTAACGGTTACGGAGTTGCGTGGTGGGTAACGGGTAGCGGGTCTTACTATAGTTCGTATTACCAACAGTACACCTACACGTATTCAACAGGTAACAACTACTGTACTGACTGTAGTTATAGAAACTATTATTGTACTGGAACGACATTTTATTCTTGCCCAGGTGGTCAAAACCAATTTAACGGGCAGTGTTACACCTGTAGTTCTGGAACTTTTTCCTTTCCTAATTGCCTTAGTTGTGCTCAAGGTTCAGCCGTTTGTCCTTCTGGAACTACAGAGTACAACGGAAGCTGTTACAGCTGTAGTAGTGGAACTCTCTACAACAATACTCAGTGTCAGGTTTATGCTGGAACTACTGGTAATGGTATTTACTCATACGTTGGCGGTGCTACTACTTACAGCGCAACTCCATCTGCACGAAGCTGTACATCAATAGATGTTCAAAGCTATTCCAACCCATGTTTTTACATTGGAGAATGCCTTCCTGAAGGAAGCGGCTCTATTTGTTTAAGAGATTGTTTACAAGGTGGCTATCAGCTTACGCCAACTTCCAGCACATGCTACTTGTGCGGTAGCGGTACTGTGAATGGACCAAACCCAACAACTGGTTCTGGGTCCTACGCTTCTTGCTACGCCGAAGGCACAATGCCTGTTTATTCCTACACAAACGCAACTGTAAGCTCTAAGGTAACCCCAGCCTCTGGCACATACCCAAACTGTAATTACGGAACTACTGCAATTAGTGCTACATATCAAGGTCAAGCGACTGCAACCTCTAGCACAAACAACGGAACATACCCAAACTGTACTTATGGTTCGGCATCCTACGATTCAACTGGTGCGGCTGTAAACTCTTACCCAACATGCGGTTGCCTTGGAAATACCTCCGACAGAACTACTCTTGGAGGAGGACAACCAGTTACACCAACAGCTACCGCTACTGGTGACAGAATTATTACTGGTGGAACAACAGGTGGGCTACTTGGGTCTACCCCTACAAAGATTACAGCGGTAGTAAGTGCGGCTGGTTCTTGGACAGTATATGCTTACAACTCAAGCGGTACTCAGATTTACACCACAACAGGTACAGGTACTCCTGTTGGAAATTACGGTGTATTTTTAGGCACTAGCACACTAGCCCTTGGAGCAGGGGTAGACAACTTCTCGGTATCATAATAGGAGCACAATGAGCAACAAACCACGTAATGCACGTCCTTGGGATTTATTCAATAAAAACCTTGGAAGAGTTCAAACAACTGTTGCAGAAGAACGGTACGAAATCTGTTCTGCTTGCCCTAAGTTAATAAAACTAACAGGTCAGTGTAAAGAATGTGGCTGCTTTATGCAGTCAAAAGTAAAACTTCCAAATGCATTTTGTCCACTAGACAAGTGGGCCGCTGTAGAGATTAGCTACACAGAAGACCAATCAGAAGAGGAAACAAAGTAATGGAACCATTTGACCCAAACCGTCCACTTCCCCCAAAAAAAGTTGCTTTTGTTATTGACGGAGTTATTCAAGACATCCTTCACACAGATGAGCGCTTAGCTGCAATCTTGTTAAGTGAGCCATTGACTATAGATGTAACAAACGAACCAGAGAGCGTTGTTCCTGGCACTCATTACCCTTTTGAGACCCCAGAAGCTTAGCCCACTTTCTACTCTTCTTTAAGAGATAATCCTCGTATGCGTGGTAACAAAGTACAGGGGCGTTTTAAAATTGACTTTGAAAGTAAGTCAATGGATGAGGGCATGGTTGATGACCTTCGTGACCCTGTTGGTACCACCGTATCCTGGTGGGTATGGGACCAAGACTACTTAGATGCAAATCCAAACCTAGTTGTTGATGACATCTACGATGTCTCAAGTACCACTCCTGGAGAAGGACGTCGTTGGAAGAACCCATTTGAACTGCCTGTAATTATGGCTCAACAGATGCGCTCTACAAACGTTATGAACGAACGAGGCTTCTACGTCACAGATACTCTGCGCCTTGTTGTGTCGGTTTCTGATGTAAACATACTTCTTCCAGATATGATTACAAACCCAACGACCCACATTAAAGATAGAATTGCATTCCAACAAAAAGTATTTGTTCCTACACGGGTTATGCCACGTGGACGGTATAAAGAGCGCTATTCTGTAGTCACCATTGACTGCAACCAGGTTAACGCCGAAGAGCTTGTCAATGACCCACAGTTCCAAAGCTACGCCTCACCAAGCGTTGGTTCTGGAAATGGTGTACTCGGTTATGGTGTTGGACTTTATGGTAGCTATGGATATGGAAGGTAATAATTATGCCGTTAAATAAACCTGTTGATGGAGAGCTTAACTGGGATGTAAAACTAAATACTGCACTTGATTATTTAGATGCGCAAACTATTTTAAAAGCACCTATTGCATCTCCAACCTTTACTGGAAAAGTAAACCTTACTAATACGACTGCACCTACTGCCAATATGACAGGTGGAGGAATTTTGTATGTAGAAGCTGGAGCTCTGAAGTACAGAGGCTCTTCAGGAACGATTACAACGATTGGACCAGCATAATGTCAGAGTTTGAAGATGACATCATTGAGGATGTTGACTTTGAAGATTTTGAGCCTGAGCTAGATGAAGACCTGTTTGATGAGGACTTTGACTTTGAAGACGACGAAGAAGAGGAAGACGAATGAGACCAGAATGTAAATGTGGCAACTGTGGCTGCGGCAAAAAAGACCCAAGCTAAGGTTGAAAAGCCAGTAACTTTGGCTATCAAGGTCCCAGGCAAGCCTGCACGGGAAACGCATAAGATTTCTAAGAACAAAAAAGGTGAGGTCATTGTTGACCATACCAACCGTGACAAAGGCACTTACGACAAGATTAACCTGACAAAGAAGGCTGGCGCTAAAACAATTAAGCAAGGCGTTAAAGCAACTAAAGATTGGCATAAGACAAATGGCTAAAGGACCTTGTTGGGATGGCTATGTTCAAGTAGGCATGAAGATGAAGAACGGTAAGAAAGTGCCAAACTGTGTTCCTGAAGGTTCTGGTAAGAAAAAAATCGCTAAACCTAAAAAGAAAGTGAGCAAGTAAATGTGTGCAGCATGTGGATGTGGTAAGAAAAAGGGCGAGCCAGGTTTTGGCAAAGGCCCAAAGAAGACTGCTAAGAAAGCGGCTTCTAAAGGGATGTCACCAAAGCAGAAGAAGCTTGATGCAGACAAAGACGGCAAGCTAGAAGGCTCTGACTTCGCTGCCCTTCGCAAGAAGAAGAAGAAGTAATGTGCGCCACCTGTGGCTGCGCTAAGCCAAAAGATAAGCACGGCATGAAGACCCTTGCTGCAGCAAACAAGAAGTTTGCTAAAAAAGATAGCAGCAAAAAGTCCAAACCAAAGCCAAAGGGGAAGTAATGTCAAAGTACACAAAAGCCTCTGACAAAAAGCAGGACGCTAAGACCACTAAAGGTCTTAGTAAAGAGGAAAAAGCCAAGTTTGAAAAAATGGACAAGAAACATCGTAAACCTAAGTCTCAAGAAGACGATACAAAGATGGATAAGGCCCTAGTTAAAAAGATTAAAAAGAAGTAAGTAGTTAGGCCCCGAAAGGGGCCTTTCTTCTTTATCATAGGTTTATCAGTAACCCGCTGCGGGCCTGTGCAGTCCCAACTGCTTGCGTTGTATAAGGGGTTTATCCATGTTGCTTTGCCTTACCAAAAAAAAGGTACACAATGGCTGACACCCACGCTCATACATCGCTAGATAAGAGCAGTCACGAAACTGCTAAGTATCTCTCCTCACACCTCCGTAATGAAGCTACCGCAGCTGGCTGGCCTGACCATATCGTTAAGGGTATGAAGGTCCATTACCACGAAGGTGAATTTAAAATTTCCGCTAATAAAAAGCACACCAAGCAGATTAATGACTTGGAATACGGCACCCAAAATAGCCGTCCTACCGCAGCTATGCGACGTTTTTCTAACAACACCTCTGAAGCTGAAGAGTTCCTTGTAGGTAGAATGCTAAAGCACATGGGAGGCGAACTATGACCTTTCTTCTTTCAGAAGACGAAGCTTTGCGTAATCTTCTTTTGGGTATGACCGTAGTTGACCAAAAGTCAACTAATGACAATACCTCCCGCAGTGTAAAAGTTTATTTTGGGCAACCTGACCAAGAAATCCGTGAGCAATCATATCCTTATGTCACAATTGACATGATTGACATCGCAGAAGACCCTGCACGTGCTCATCGTGGACTAGTAAAACCAGACTACTTGCCAAACCCAACGAGTTCTCCGTCAGGAACTGGAACGTACGATGCGGACGAGAACGATTGGTACATTCACTACCCTATTCCTGTAAATATTGATTACCAAGTGACTACCTACTCTCGTCAACCGCGACACGACCGTCAAATCTTGGCGCAAATGCTCACAAATAAAATTCCAATGCGGTTTGCTGTATTGGAGCCAGATGATGGAACAGTCCGTCGTCTAGACCTTCTGGATGTCTCAAAGCGAGACGTTACAGAGCAAGGAAAGCGTTTATTTATGAACGCTTTTACAGTGAGAGTCTCATCCGAGATTGCCTCACAAACCTATACAAAAGTGTATAAAACGTTGCAGGTTATCGGCACTGGCACAACTGGAGAGTTTGTTCAAGGACAAACTACATCTCCGTTTGATGCCGCTTATCCATGGACTAATTCGTAATAACACGGAACCCCTACCCAACTAGTTAGGAGAAAACAATGGCTTATAGCCGTCCAGGTGTTTACATTAGTGAGCGCCTACTACCCGCACCAATTGGAACTGGAGCTGAAGCTAACGCTGCAGGTGCAATTGCTGCACCATTTGCTCAAGGTCCAGAAATTGTAACTCTTGTTAATTCTTGGTATGAATTTACCAAGTATTTTGGAGGATACAACAACGCATACCCATCTACTTTTGGAGTTGCTCAATTCTTCGCCAATGGTGGTCGTGAGTTATACGTAAAGCGTATTCTCTCATCAAACGCATCTAGCGCTGCAGTGACAGTATCTACTGCTGGTTCAGTAGCTGTTTTTACTGCTACAGCTAGGAACCGTGGCTCAGACGGAACTAACCTTCGTATACAAGTTGAAGCTGGAACTGTTGCTGGTACTTACACGCTAACTCTTACTAGAGAGACTGTGTCAGGAACTGCTTCAAACACTGCTAACGATATTCTTCTTGAGCGTTATGAGAACGTTATTTTTGACCCATCATTTTCAACCAGCTCAGATTACGCAAACAATGTAATTAACAATACTTCTGCGTACATCACTATTGCCAACAATGCTGCTGGTGTACCTGCTTCAGGTATCTACCCACTTACAGTTGGCGGCTCACCAGTAAATGGTGGAGATGGTGCAACAGTGGTTGCATCTGACTACACCTCTTATGCTGCAACATCAACTGCCGTTTGGAACGAGTTCAACTTCGTAAATCGTCCTCTAGTTATCTTTACACCAAACATCTACGATGTAGTTCCAACCTCTACCGCAACAGTTACAGCCGCAGCATCAGCATGGGCTGAAGCTAACAACGGCTTTTACGTTGCAGAAACAGCTGCTGGCCTAACTGTGGATGCTGCAATCGCTGTAGCTCAAGCACTCAGTGGCAAGAGCTCAACTGCTATGTACTACCCACACGCTTACATCGCAGACCCAGTTGGTCGTGGAAACGGCGCACTTCGTTTGGTAGGTCCTTCAGGAGCAGTTGTAGGAAGATACCTAGCAACAGATGCAAGCATCGGCGTGTTTAAAGCACCTGCTGGTCTACGAAGCCCAGTTGCTGGAATGGTTGCTCTTGAGCGCGTATTCACAACAGCTGAGCTAGACCGAATGAACGTTGGCTTGCCAGCAACAGGAACAGGCTCAGTTGCACCAATTAATCCTCTGCGTCAGATTCCTGGCGCAGGAATTGTAGTTATGGGTGCTCGCACTCTGCTACAAGATGGAACTGCAAACCGTTATGTAAATATGCGTCGTTCTTTGATTTACATCAAAGCACGTCTAAAGGCTCTAACTGAGTTTGCAATCTTTGAAAACAATGATGAGCGCCTATGGTCACAAATCAACGGTGTCATTGATTCATTCCTTAATGAGTACCGCAATCAAGGAGGTCTTCGTGGAGGACCTGCACAAGCTTACTTCATCAAGTGCGACGCAGAAAACAACCCTGCAAACCTAATCGCTCAAGGTGAAGTCCACATTGAAGTTGGCGTTGCACTGCAGTACCCTGCAGAGTTCATCGTCATTGACCTCAGCCAAAAGACGCTGAACTAACCAAGGAGATAATAAATTATGGCTACCATAACTAACAATCGCTCAAGCCTATTGACAGACCCATTACGTAACTTTAGGTTTTTGGTTACGTTTAAACAACAGACTGGCGCAAGCGCCGCAACTAAAGCGTTAGCTGAAACCACTGCTGTTATGGGTTTTACATCTGTATCGGGAATGGCTGTAACAACAGACTCTATTCCTTACCGTGAAGGCGGTTACAACACTACTGTTCACCAAATTCCAGGGCAAACAACCTTTGCTCCTATCACTCTACAGCGTGGAATGATTCTTGGAACTGCCAAAAACTGGAATTGGATGCGAGAGCTGTTTGCCACAGTTCAAGGTGGTGCAGGTTCACGTGGAGTTAAAGAAAACTTCCGTTGCGACCTAGAAATCGCAGTTCTGTCTCACCCAATCCCAGGCGTTGGAACCGAAGGAAGTGGCGATACCACCCTACCAACAGACCACGTAGCTATGCGCTTTAAGGTGTATAACTGCTGGCCTACCTCAGTTGCTTACTCAGACCTAAATGCAGGAGATAACGCTCTGTTCGTAGAACAGATGACACTCGTACACGAAGGTTTTGACGTTAACTTTGCAACTGACCTTGAAAGCAGTGCACCAACTGATTTTGGTTTGGCTGGAACACCAGCTACTTCCCAGCTTGTCGGTGGCGGTGGCGGAAGAGTACAGCTCGTCAATTAATTACAACAATCTAACAAAGGAATAAAATGACAACGAAAACAATCAATGCAGCGGCTAATCCCGCAATGGCTAACAATCTCATAAACCAAGTCATGAATGAGCAGATTGAAGACAGTTTCAATCCGCAAATTAAATCTCCTGTGGATACTACGGTGGAACTTCCTGGCGGATACATAACATCCGCTGGGGAGCTCCTCCGTACCGCAGAGGTGCGAGAGCTAAACGGACGCGATGAAGAGGCAATTGCTAAAGCAACAACTGTAGGAAAAGCTCTATCAGCAATAATTCAACGTGGAACGGTTTCTGTTGGAAGTATCAAAGCCGAAGAAGCTGTTTTAGACCAATTGCTAGCAGGAGACTTAGATGCTCTTCTACTTGGAATTATCAAAGCAACTTTTGGAGTAGATATTGAAATACCTTCTTACTGCGATAAGTGCGAAGACTACAAGATTGTTACTGTAGATTTGAACGAAGATGTAAAAGTTAAAATTTTAACAGACCCAATTAATGACCGTGTTTTTACTGTAAAAGGAAAGAAAGATGTTTTTACAATCTCTCTACCTGATGGTGCTACACAAAAGGCTTTAATTAAAAACGCTGAAAAAACAGAGGCAGAACAAACAACCGTTTTGCTTGAACACTGCGTACTAAAGATTAACGACAACCCTGTCTATAGCCCATTACAAGTGCAAAACCTTGGAATGGTAGACAGAAAGAACATCGTTAAAGAGATTAATAAGCGAGTACCTGGACCTCAGTTTACTGACCTACAAGTTACGTGCCCTGAGTGTGAAGGCGAGGTAACGGTATCCATTAATTTGGGAACCTTGTTTCGCTTGTAGTTATACCTCGTACTTAGAACTGTTCTCACAGTGGGCAGCAATAAGTGCAAATCATGAAGGATGGACACTATCTGATATAAAAGATATGTCAGTAAGAGAGAGAAAAAATTGGCTAGAACTAGCCAAGGCAAAGGCAGAAAGGACAAGTAGTGGCATTTAACTTTATGGGTAATGTGAAAACGCTTACCTCCTCTGTCACCTCCCTTAAAAAAGAGCTCTCTGGTGTCTATGACGTCTTAAAAAAGATTAAAGGACTTGGACCATCAGCATTTGGGGACGTCAATGCGGTTCTTTCCAAAAGCGGTCAGTTTGGTAATGGGCAAGGAACGCCTGTATTTGGAAAAACAGCTATAAATGGTGCGCCAAAGTTTTCAAACCAAACACCGATGGCAGCAGCTAAGCCTGCGTCAAATGCGCAGCAAGCAAACTACGAAAGCACTTCCGAAAGAATAAACAGTGCGTACCTAGACGTCGGTATACGACAAGCCTCATTCGGTAAGATGGCTGCAGGAGCTCAGATAGCAACGGCTATTGTTGGTGGGTTCTCAAGTATGCTTCCAGACGTTGGAGCAGTAGCACAACGAGCTGGTTCTTTTTACGGTTCTTCAGCTATGTTTGGTGGAAGTAATAGAACTCAAAACCAATTAAGCACAATGGCAGCCATGAAGGGCGGCATCACAGGCCCTATGGGTACTGCCGAAGCTTTTGGTACATTTACTAACTACAGCTTTATGCCTGGTAGTTCAAACATGAAGATGGGCTTGGAACAAACCAGCGCAGCAGCAAAAGCATTGAATATGGACAACGCAGCTGCTTCATCTGCAATTGGAGCGTTGTCTACAGGAAGTATGGGAGCTCAGCTCTACCAGTACGGTATTAACCAGTACGACACAAAAGGTAACTTGCGCACACCTGGCGCTATAGCAAAAGACCTTATGAAAAACGTCTTTTATGCTGGAAAAGATGTAACTAAAATTGGTGCAGAACAATTTGCAAGAGACTCTATGGGTATGAACCTTGATTACCAACTATCTACTATGGGTATTACAGGTGAAACAGCAACTTTAATAAAAGCTTCAATGGGACAAATCGCTTCAGGAAAAAGTGGCGAATTAAAAGATATGAAAACATCTGATAATCCTCTTAATCCTTTCTACAGGATTAATGACTCAGAAGAAAGTCTTACTCAAGATTCCGAAAAAGGCCTGTTAAAAGGAGCGGAAACTGCAGCAGGGGCTTTAGAGAAACTAAATAAAGCTTTAGAACAGACACCTGAATTAATCTTGCAAATGAAGGGCGCACTGCAAACCTTCAATGGAACAAAATCAGGCAGTGGCTTAACGGGTACGGTTACAAGCGTACTCACAGGACTTGGAGCATGGAAGGCAGCATCTGCAGCTAAGGCTGCCCTTACTGCTGCAAAAGCTGGTGGTGCAGCCGCAACTACTTCAGCGGCTACTGCTGCTACCGCTACTACAGCAGCCACTACAGCAGCTGCCGCTACAGGAACTGCTGCTACTGCTACTACAGCAGCTACTGCTGCATCTGCTGCAACTGCAGCAGCAACAGCTAGAGCAGCTAGATTAGCTACGTTAGCTAAAGTTGCTAAAGGTGCAACTGTTGCAGGAGTTGTTGCGATGGCGGGAGGCTATGCTGGTGACAAAATAAAAGGAGATTCAGAAAAAGGTAGCTTAAGAAGTCGTGCTGGAAATGCAGCCAAATGGGGAGCAACTGCGTTCGGTGCAACAGCGCTGATAAATGCTATACCTGGTATTGGCAATGTCAGTTCTGCAGCGATTACAGCGTTAGCTGCAGGTGCAGGATTTATAATGGGTGGACCAACAACTGGGTTCTCTTCTTCAGCGGGTTCCCAAGTAAACGCATTTACATTTAATTCTGGCTCTCAACCTATGGCTTATGGTGCTTTAGCTGCTTCAATGGGTTCAACTTCTCTCTCTAAACAAATGGGAGCTGGGTTTGGCGCAAAAGACTCGTCATTAACCATGGTTGGAGCTCTGAACTATCACACAGGTCAAGACACCCCTATGCCAACTGGTACGCCTGTCTATGCTCGTTTTCCTGGAAAAGTAGTAACTAGAAACTTAAGTAGAGATTTAGGTATTGCAGTAGAAGTAGACCATGGAGATGGATACTCATCTATTTACGGTCACTTAAACTTAAAGTCAGTTCGTTCTGGTCAAGAAATTAAAGTTGGAGATTTAATTGGTAAATCTGGTTCCACAGGCAACGTTCGCGGTCCTCACTTACACTTTGAATTACGCAAAGGAAAAGTACCTACTGACCCTAACGGTTACTACCCAGCTACTCCAGGCGGCGATGGAAAGAAAAACACAGCTTCTAGCGCAGCGGGTGGGTCTCCTACTGCGTCTGCATCACCTACGGCTGCTGCTGTTGGGGAAGGTGTTAGAGCAAATGCTAAAGAGATACACGCTTGGCTTATGGCTCAAGGCCTAAGCCACAATGGAGCCACTGGCGTGGTCGGTAACTTAATCCAAGAATCTGGTCTGCGTACTGGAGCGGTTGGAGATGGCGGAACTTCTTTTGGAATTGCTCAATGGCATAAGGGCCGTGGAGATGCGCTAAAGAAATTTGCTGTCTCTAAAGGCATGAGTTACCTAGATATTGAACTTCAAAAAATGTTTTTGTTAAAAGAAATGAAAACGTACGGTTCAATGATGAAAAAGTTAAAAGACCCTAATGTCTCAATTATGGATGCTGCAAGAGTCTTTATGACAGATTTTGAGCGACCAAAAGACCAAAGTGATAAAGCTGCTTCTACACGAGCAAGCCTTGGAATTGGCGCAATGCAAGGTGGTCCAACAGATGGGTTTAACACAAATGTTATTAATGCAAAGCCGTATGAGATGTCCCTTCCCACCGCAAGAGGTAAAGGAACTTCACAGGGTGACACAAATAACATCTACGTTACCTTACAGATACAGCAGGCTAATCAGCATGAAGCAGAAGCTTTTGCAAAAACTTTGAAAAAGTATCTTGAAAAAGACAATAAACTTGAGAAGATAGGAAGCAACTAATGGCATACACATCTCCAACACCTACTGACGCTCAACGAGATGCTGCTGCTGCAGCACGCGCTAAAGATGCCATAAAAAAAGCAGAAGCAGCTGCTGCAGAGAAAAAAAGACAAGCATTAATTACAAAAGAGGTTAAAGAGCTACAAAAAAAGAGAGACAGAGCTAATCTCCTACTAAAATCTTATGCAGACGGTAAAGCTGCTATTAAAAAAGCTTTAGAAGCTATTTATGCAGCCAATACACCTCCTTACAGCGTTCAAGTAGCTAAAAATATTCTTGCACTACAAAAAAACTCAAACTCATACGAAGAGTTAGCTAAAAAAAAGAAAAAAGAATTAGATGACATCAATGCTAGAATTAAAGAACTTTTAGCTTCTAGAAAAGCGGGTTATGTCTTTAAACCTAAATACATTTTTCCAGTAAAGCCAAAGGATGAAAAACCCCCTGTTCCTGCTCCACCCTCAAGCTATGACGGAGTAAAGTATAAATACAATATACCTATGATGAAAAGTGCTATGCACAATCCTTTTGGTGTGCAATCCAGGTCGGTTTTAGACCCCAGCTCACTTGGCGGCCCAACTTACACAAATGGAAGACAAGCATTTAAAGGATTAACAACTAAAGACTACGTCGGTGGCGCACAGGAATGGCAAGGAATTGTCCCTTCTAGAGGCACCATTCAAATGAGCAAAATGTTTGCAGAAAATGCAATCACTACTCAAGCTGAAAAAGATGCAGCTAAAAAAGCAGGCATAAAGTTTAACGACACTCCATATGGTTTCAGGTTCTTGTACAACCCAACTGACGTGTCAATGGCTTGGGGTATTGTGGACGCCTTTTCTCCTCAATACGCAGCAAGTGGTGCTAATGGTATGACGGGAGTTGCAGCGGGCCTTATGAAAGGAACGATTGCTTTTACCCTAATACTAAACCGAATTGAAGACATGGGAATAATTTACCCAGACGGCTCTTACGCACAACTACTGGATGGTGGGTGGCCTACAGACCCAGACATAACTGAAACTAAAATGATTTACAAAAAAGGCACAATGTATGACATAGAATACTTATTCAGAGCAATGAATGGCTTTTATGCAGATTATCAATCTGGATTGAACGGTATTACTGCTGATAAAGGTTGGTTACAACCAATTCCTATGGAATTGCATTTAGGTGCTGGATTAAGATACTTGGTACGTGTAAGTAGCTTAGACTTAAAACACATGATGTTTAATGAGCGAATGGTTCCTATACTTACTACCGTAAACATTGTATGTACAAGATACTACGACACAGCAACTGGTCTTGACCAAAACGGTGAGTTTGACAGGTCAGTTTATAACCCAGAGAGTCCAGGGAGTACCGCCACATCATGATATATTTAGACAGTAGATACGCTGACTCTACAGTGTTTAAAGCTTGGGACTCTAGAAAATCCCAATACAACTTAACTTGCTTTAGAAACTTCCCAAGTTACAGACGAAATTTTTTTATGTACGAGTATGTAGAAAAAGACCGTCTAGACACATTAGCTCAAAAGTTTTTAAATAATCCTGGTTTGTGGTATGAGATTTTAGATATAAATCCTGAGATTATTAACCCGAATGAAATTGCTCCTGGAACTTTATTGCGGATACCTAATGCGTGACCCACAGCGTCAAAATAGATATGGAAGCTCGTTCACTGTTTCATTCCCAGATTTTCCTGGGTTTACTCAGCTTCCATACTCACTCACCTTAACTCAAAAAATAGGTAGTCACGATGTATTAGAGATGCATTACACCTCTCTCAATGTTTACTACGTAAAAGCTTTATCTACAGGTGTAGCTGTAACTGTTACTTGGTCTAATGACCTTACTTCAGGTACTTTTATTGGGTATGTATCTGATTTAGAGTACCCAACCTCTACTAGCATTGAAAAACCGTTAAAGATTACTTGTTTAGCAGCTTCTTATCCCTTAAAGGAAACCCGTCAAAAAATTTGGAAAAACGCAACTGCAAGTGAAGTAGTAACAGACATCGCTACGTTCAACAACTTAAAACCAGTAGTTACAAAATCAGATATTCGTTTTCCTCAAATATCCTTTTCTGGACAGTCTCAATGGCAAAAAGTGCAAGAATTAGCTCGCTCAATTGGTTACGCATGTCAAGTTGTAGGAGTAGAGCTTCATTTTCATCCTGTAGATGTAATGCTACAAAGGTCGTTAACTACAATACCTGTAATGGCATTTTTAGAACGAGATATCCCCTCTACATCTCAACCTATGTCACAGACACTAGACCACTTTGAAAGCACACAAGGTGATTTTGGGAACTTTTGTGGTAATTCAAAATCTACAAAAATTGTAGGAGGAGTTGACCCATTAACAGGGAAAGTGTACAGAGCTACCTCTTCACCAACCTCTGTTGGAAAAAACATGAGAGTAAAGAATAGAGACCCTCTATTCAGTGACGTTGATACAACCATTGTAGTAATAGACAAATTAAGTGCACAAAGTCTATCTGACGCAAAAGCAAAACTTGCTAAGTTATCTATCCCTGGGTATGGTTTTGGTCAAGGAGACCCTAGAATTGCTCCTTGGAGAACCATTCAAATAGAGGGCAGTGCAACAGGAAGCAATGGTTTTTGGGTAACATCAAAAGCGGTACACACTATAGTTACAGATGGTAAATACACCATAGAATTTGAGTGTGTAACTGACGGTACTGGAGATAACACTAGCTCTATTATTCCAGGTGCTCCTACAGTAGACCTAAATGACGCCCTTACAACAGGTGCAAATAGACCTACCAGGTATAAACTAAGTAACTCAGCACCTATGACTAATCAAGCTGTGACTGGATATAATGTTGTTCCAAGAAGGTGGGTAACAGTATAATGGCTTATGAAAAAACAATATCCCTTCCTTTTTCAATTGACACATTTGGAATGGTAGGAACTACAACCCAGCAAACTAAAATTTGGGCTGATAAAGTTCGTTCTGTAATTGGCACTTCAGTTCGTGAAAGAGTTATGAGACCTACATTTGGTACTTTAATTCCTTTTGCACTTTTTGATGGTGAAGAAAATGCTGCACTGGAAGTACAAGATGAAGTCACCAGTGCATTTGCAAAACGATTAAACTTACTAACATTAATAGACGTAGAGTCTGAACCAGGAACTGCGCCAGGTACTTTCAATGTAACTGTTACATACAGCTTACCTAACGAGGAAGTTCAAAAAACTTCAATAGGATTTATTGACATTAAAGGAATCTTTCCACCGTATGAGGAGAAACTATGAGTATCACACAAGTATCTACTATCCCAATTTCCGTTGACTATACGGGAAGAGATTACTACTCAATTCGTGAGCAACTTATTGCTAGAATTCAAGAACGTATACCAGAGTGGACAGCTTCAGACCCAGCAGATTTTGGTGTAGCTCTGGTAGAAGCGTTTGCATATATGGGAGACTTAATCTCTTACTACATTGATAGAACAGCTAATGAGTTCTCTCTTGCAACAGCTACTCAACGTAACAGCTTGCTAAATATTGCTCAAACTTACGGGTATATTCCAGCTGGCCATCGTAGTGCTACGGTTGAATTGACTTTTTTTAATAACAACACTTCTGCTGTGTCAGGTACCTTAACAGCAACTGGAAATGGCACTACCATAACCTATATAGGAAGCAATCCTTTTGTTGTAAACGGACTTGTTACGGTAACTGGGTTTAGCACAACTTCGTTTAACGTAACAGCCGCAACGATTACCTCTGCTTCATCAACCCAGTTTACCGTGGCTGTATCGGGAGTTAGTGGAACTGCTTCTGGTACAGGTGCTTCAACCATGACATACCCAGCAATCACAATCCCTGCAGGAACAGTTGTAAGTACCGATGTTGTTACAGCAGACGTGGTTACTCCAGTGTACTTTACTACTACTAGCGACTCTGTAGTGTTTTCTTCTGATACAGACGTCGTATACGCCGAAGAAGGACGTTACATAAACGTCATTGATTCAGCTGCAGACTTTACTTACGGACAGCAAATTGGGGTCTCTGACCAAACACCTAACATGACTTTTGAGTTACCAAACACACCTGTGGTAGAAGGGTCTATCTCTGTCTACGTTCAATACGGAACCATTTATGCTAAGTGGACTCAAGTACAACACTTATTAGATTATGGCCCAAACGATTTGGTGTACACAGTCAAATCCGATGAAAATAACGTTGTCTCTATTTTCTTTGGAGACGGAGTTTCAGGCGCAATTCCAGTAAACAGCTCTGTAATTCGTGCAATGTATGTTGTTGGTGGAGGAAATATCGGTAACGTTTCTGCTAACACAATTGACACAATTGTATACATACCCTCTTTAACTTCATCTCAAACAAGCGCTTTGGCTTCTGCTATAACGGTTATAAATGGAACTGCAGCAACAGGTGGTTCAGACCCAGAAAGCAATGACGAAATCAGAGCTTCTGCTCCTCTTTCTTTGCGCTCTTCTAACCGTGCTATTACCCTGCAAGATTATGAAGATTTAGCAGTAACTGTAACAGGTATTGGGAAAGCAAAAGCTTACGGGTCAACATGGACATCAGTCACTGTATACATTGCTCCAAGCAGAAACTTAAACGACACTGACATACAACCAGGTCTTACAGAAACTGGAGCAGTCTCTACTGAATACACAGAGTTGGCAACTGCTGCTACGGAGTATTTGTCAGATAAACTTTTAATTGGAAGCTCAGTAACAATTCAGCCCCCTACCTACTCTGACTTAGTTATCACAGTTCAATATGTAAAGGTACCTCAGTACACACAAGCAGAGGCAGACATAAATATAAAAAAAGCACTTCTGATTGTTTATGGCTACACGGGAATGAACTTTCAAGACACCATTTATCCTCAAGACATTGAGTACATTTTAAATCAAACAGAGGGAGTTAAAACAGCAAAATTAATTTCTCTATACAAAAATGGGTCAACTATTACTGGAAATGCAACTAACGTTAAGGTCGGATACAACTTAGACACTGTTGCTTCAGGATACGTTACCTACACTGTAACCCAGCGCCATGCAATGAAAGCAGGCGGAACTGTAAGTATTTCAGGGTTGTCTGCAGCTGGGTTTAATGTTTCTAACGCTTCCATCGTAGCTGTAGATGATTACCGAATCGTTGTTGCCAACGCTACTACTGGAACTGCTTCTGGAACAGGCATTGTTACTGGACTTGCTCCTCTAACTGGTTTTGCAAATGAAATCTTTAGATTTAAAGAAAGTAATATGAACATTGCGGCATACAATGGCTGACAAAAACAGTCTTACTGGATTTTTTAGGGGAGTTGTACAAAACAATAGAGACCCTCTAAATCAACGACGACTTCAAGTCTTAGTGCCTCAAGCTACTGGGTCTGAAGTTACTGACTGGATTTGGCCTGTTGAGCCACACGGTGTACACACGTCTCCTCCTAAAATAGGTCAAGGTGTTTGGGTTTCTTACGTTTCTGGGGATTCCGAGTACCCTGTTTGGATTGGGTCTTTTGGAAAGCATCAAGAAGCAAGCAAACCATACTTAGTAAAGCCTTTACTAAATACTGTATCCCTTTCTGGATTAACACCTTATTTAATAGTGGAGTCTGAGCCAGACGGAACTCAAGTAATAGAGCTTACAAAAACTTTGCTAGCAATGGCGAAAACTCTTCTAAACCATGAACAACGAATTCTAGCTCTAGAAGGACAAATGCCTAATAAAGCAGACATTGGTCATGAACACTCAGTTTAACCAGTAATTAACCTGTAAACCAGAGAAAATACAACATTACGATGGAAAGGTAACAAATGGCAGTCTATTATCCAGGAAATATTAAGAATGACTTTAGCTCTAAAGTTGACTTCACAGACACAGTTATTGCCTCCCATATTAACGACTTACAAGGTGAAGTAACAGCTATTGAAACAACGCTAGGCACTTTTCCGTTAACAAGTTCTGGTTGGGGAACATCTGGCTTTGACACTACAACAACAGTTTGGTCAACCGTTAAAGACCGCCTTAACAATATTGAAATTGGCATTGCAAATACCCGTGCCCAAGTAGCAGCTATAACCGCAGAAACATTGGCAGGAACAACTTTAAAAAGTACAATCACTAGTTCTTCCTTAGTCTCTTTTGGTGCTTCTCCAGTATTAAACGACCCAAAGATTTATATGAGCATAAATAATAGAACTGCTTCTTACACAGCTGTTCTTGCAGATGCAGACAAACTTGTGACTATGACTGTTGCTACAGCAAACGTGTTTTCAATCCCAACAGACGCAACCGTCCCATTCCCAGTTGGGACTAAAATTCACGTTGCTCAATTTGGGGCAGGAACAACAACTATCTCTGCAGCAACACCTGGCACAACAACAGTAGTTTCAGCTGGAACAGAGCCTGCTGCACCATTTACTCGTGTTCAGTATGCTTCTGCAACATGCATTAAAGTAGGAACCAATAGCTGGTTTGTCCTTGGCGATATCCGATAGGATTTTAAATGGCTAATTACGGTAATGCAATCTATGGAATATCTAAGTACGGCATTAGCCCTCTACTTGCGTATTCTGTTGAGCCGATGACGTTACTTGTCACGGACTTTCACGAGTCTTACGTGTACTGGCAAACTCCAACAGGAACATACTCCGCAGTAAGACTGGTACGTAACCAAAGTAGCTACCCAGAAACAGCGGAAGACGGAATCATTGTTTATGAGGCTAGTACAACAACGCTTACTAAAACCATGTTTAACGACGGAGGTGGAGTAGAAGACTTAGCGTCAACTCCAGCCCTTGTTCCTGGAAAACCTCTTTACTATAAACTGTTTTTGTTTACAGACCCTGGAAAATCCTGGGTAGACGCTGGCTCTATTGAAGGTATAGTTCCTACAGACCATAAAACCGCAGAAAAACTCTTAGAACTTTTGCCTAGAGTTTTCACTAGTAAAGAGCAGAGCCCTCTTTCTCCTATTGATTATACCTCAGCTTTAGCTACGTTTCTTGACGCGTACGGTTTTGATTTAGATGAAGCAATAACCTATTTAGACCTGCTACTTCCTGACCACACACGTGTAGCAACTGTTGCTTCAATGCTTCCATTAGAAGTAGCTAACTTTGGGCTTTTAAACGAACCTGGTTTACCAGTAAAAAATCAAAAACAGTTAATTCGTGAGTCTGTATATATGTATAACAATAAAGGAACTCTAAATGGGCTAGGAACTTATGTTGAGTCCCTAACGGGTTACGCACCAACTTTGACGATGTCTAAAAACTTAATGCTAACTCCTCAAGACTCAACTTTCTACAAATCAACAGGTAATTGGGTTGCAACAGGTGCCACGATATCCTCAAGCACAGAACAAACCCCACCAACTAACTCAAACAACATTGATTTAACCTACTCGTGCAAAATTGTTGCTACAGGTGCTGGGTCAATGAAGCTAGGAGATGTAGACCCTGTACGTAAAGGCATACCTGTATCTACTGCAACTTATTACTCTTTATCTGCGCAAGTAAAGTCACCTGCAAGTGCTGGAACTATAACCCCAAAGATTACATACTATGATGGTAACGGAACTCAAATAGGAAGCACTGTTTCTGGCTCAGCAACTAACGCAACAAACACTTACGCGCAAGCATCTGTAAGCGCTAGAGCCACTAAGAACGTGTCTGTGTCTGTGGACTTTGCTACAGGAGCTTCTGGAACAATAACTTACACAACATCAGAACCGCACAATCTTATTGCTGGAGAAGTAGTCACAATTGCTGGATTTATTGCTCCAGATACGGCGTTTAACTTAACGGGAGCTACAATAGCAACAGTACCTACAACTAATACTTTTACAGTAACGGCTGCTGTGACAGGTACAACCACTACAACAGCTTTAGTTACTAACTCTGGAACAGATTCTGTATATGCAGGTATAGAGCTAGCGTGGTCTGCTGCTGGAACTTACTTTGTAGATATGGTCTGTGTTCAAAGTGGGCAAACTATTGCATACGACGAAGCTCGTGCACTTGATATCTTTTTAAATCCAAACAAAACAAACTTTATTAATAATCCAACTTTTGAAACAAACGTAACAAACAGTTGGACAAAAGTTGGGGCTAATCTAACTGTAACTAAAGACACTGATGAACCAACAGGCTCTTACTCTGGTGAACACAGCGCTAAGTTAGTAAATACAAGTGGTGCATGGTCGTTTACTTCTAATTCTTTTCCTGTTGAAGAAGGTCAGTTTTATACCTTCTCGTTCTACAAAAAAGCAACAGCTAATTTAACTCTTTCTATTGTTGCTAAAGATGACTTAGGGGCAGTGGTAACAGTAAATGCCCCTCCTCCTTACACAGTTGGTTTGTCTACAAGTTGGGTGCGTGATTCCTACACAGTCCTCGTAGGAAGCAATACAGGTATCTCTACTTTAGAGATGGTTTTCTCTGGAACGGGTGCAAACACTGTCTTCTTAGACTCAATTCAAGCAGAGAAGTCTCCTAAAGCAACTGACTACTTTGATGGAAGTCTATCTTCAATTAGCGGTAACCCATTTGGTGCCGTCTGGCAGGGTGCTGTTGGTGACTCTTACTCTTCAGTATACAATAGCAAGCCACTTAAGTTGCCTCGCCTTGGTTACACCCTTAAGGATTGGATTCCTCAAAACCTATTTTGGAGAATTAGAACCTACGAAGGCTTGGAGTATACAAACCTAACAGCGGTGTAGTATGCGCCTATGGTCAACCTACTTATAGCAGTACTCCTATCGGGGTTAGCAGTAACTTTCACTATTGAACTTATATCTCTTGGCTTAGGGCGGTTAATAAGCAAAGAGAAACTATATGCATTTCTTTCATTGCCATTAAGCTTTGGTGCGCTACTGTGCTTTTATGAAGTTAACTTAAAGTTTGCTGTCTCTGTTCCAGCAGTGTCTTTTATAGCTTTACTCATCAATAAGTACATTAATAAACCGATAACAATTCAATCACCAAGACGACTACCACCTCTCTAGGAGCATAATGAAAATAGCTATCTTTTCAGACGATGATTTGGACGTCGCACTTGGCATTGACCAACTTCTCACGAAGTACTCTGAACAATCGCCCGAAGTACTTTTTCCAGTAAAGACAGACTATGATGACTTTTCTCAAAGCATTATACGAAAGTGTTTAGAGAACCAGGTTAAAGTAACTGCTTTCCTAAGCGATGCTACAGATGTAGGCCACATCATTAAACAAGTTGACTCTTTTGTAGTTTGTGAAGACCCAGTGAACGACCTGTTACGACAGCTATCTATTGGGGATGCAGTAGGGATTGTTTGGACAGATAGCCTCACTGACCACCTCATCATCCATACGGTTGAAGATTTGGCTTTAGACACTTGGGATATAACTGATGGGATGGACCCGATTGAAATGGACGAGAACCCGTTCTTAGGTATGGACCCAGATGACCTCCACGATGGTATGCACAAGGCTCTAGGAGTTTTTGTAGATATGATGGCAGCCTTCATAGCCAGCACAGTTATGGAATCGTTAGGTCAAGCAGTTGTGCAGCACCTAAATGAGCAGATAGACAAAAAAGACATTTCACCCTTTGATGATGAGGAGTAGGCAAAGCCTGTGTACATCCCGTCAGAAGCCTATTCAGCCAAGATAACGGATTTCCAGTTCCGTCTCTTCGCCATATTGTGCCGTTCTGCAGGCCCTGGCGGGCTCGTAGAGACCACAGTAGCCCAGCTCTGTGTAGAGACTGGCAAATCAAGCGACAAGACCATCCGTAGCGCCTTGCAAGGCCTAGAGGCATCGGGGCTTATTGAGACTTCCCAGACTAAGCGTGCTAACGGTTACCAGGGACGGAAGAAAATTATGGTAAAAAATTACCAAGAAGAAAAGCAGGAGTTGGTAGAAAATTACCGCACCTCACATGACTATAAGTCACATAGCAGTATAGCTAATAAGCTATTAGTACCTAATAGCCAATCTAGTTATAAATTAAAAGAATCTGAAACCGTAGGTTTCACAAAGGAGATAAGGGTTCCTATGAGAAGATGGGAAGATGATGGAGACTCTCTTGCAGGTTTTGGACTCGTTGAACCAAAAGACGCCCCGCAGCCGAAGATACGAAAGAGCGACCCTAAGACCAGAGGTAAGCGACCAGAGCACGAGTGGACAGCGATGGATGTTGCTGCAGAGTTTAGTTACCAAGTGGGCCGCAAATACCCGCTACTTCCAGGAACTGTTTCCGTCAAACAACTATCTGGTGCGCTCAGAAAGTTCAGAACGCAGTACGGAACAACCCCGCTCATAGAGCTTGAACTGCTTAGGCTGTTCCTGCAGGATGAGCGTAACTTTAAAGATATTGGGGATGAGGCTCCTCACCTTTACAAGAAGTACCTTGCCTCCTTCGGCACGAAGATGAACCAAGCAAGAGAGAACCTTGGACTAAACAAAGTTACTGCTAAAGTTGAGACCACCCCAGCATCTGGTACTCTCAGCTCCAGTGACGGTCGTGTGTTCCAGAACTCTTTGAGTGGACGTGCACAACTAGAGCGACATGAAAAACGATTGAAAGGCAAGGAGAACTAAACGTGGCAAAAAAGATTACTAAAAAGTTTACAGCAACACTTACACTAAACACCGAACAAGGTGGCGCATGGTTGGCTAACGTCAGCCTTCTTACTCCAATGATTGATGATGACAATCCCAACTCAATGCAACCAGCAGAGGCTGTAAGTGCAGAAGCAGCTTGGAAAAATGCATCAGCAGGTAAGCGTTGGATTAAATCACAGGTGTTAGCAATGACACCTCGCAAAAGCGTAAAGTTAGAAGCAACTAAAGTTGATAAAACAACTGACAAGCCAACGGCTTTCGTTGGAGTACTGGAGTTTAAAGCATAATGAATCCACTAGCTTATTCAGAACCACTTGCTGACCTTACAAAGGACGCAGACTTCTTGGAATACCTTGAAGAACACTCAGTTCCAGAAGCAGAAACGCAAATTGCTTTTGCTGCTTGGCTTAAGGAAAACGAAGACAAGTAATTGGAAGAAGACGAACTAGAGCAAGCCCTAATGAATTTATTTGCATTAGGGCTTGTTTCAGTTGACTACGATGAAGACTTAAATCCTCGGTTTGCCATAACGGATGCTGGCCGAATAAAGTTAGAAAAAGAATTGGGGGGTAACACAGATGTATGACATCAACACTTTGTCTCCATTAAAAAAGCACTGGCTACTGCGGACTTCAAACATTCCACGCAGATTTATAGGGCTAGAACCAAGTGACATTACTGAGAAAGTAGGGTCATTCCCAGGAGAGGTATCTTCGTGGGTTGATGATGTGACTTCAGGTCAGGTCATTAAAAGTATTGGGAACATCGGTGTAAACGGCGTAGGTCTTGTCTTTGACGGCGGTCCTGGTCTTGGTAAAACAACTCACGCTGTTGTTGCAGCGATGGAGATTGTCCGTAACCTTCCAGACGACGATGCTTTAGCAAGCAAACTATTGGGGTTAAACTCAACTGAGTACGGGTTAAAGTTTCGCCCTGTTTACTATATGACTTATCCAGAGTTCTTATCTCGTAAGAAGTCAACTTTTGATATGGATGGCGAAGATAAAAGAGAGATGAGCTATGAGTTAGATGGGTTTCACGGTCGTTGCCGTTTTGACTGGTTAAACGTCAGAGTATTAATACTTGATGATTTAGGTAAAGAATACGGGTCTAAGTATGACGACACATCATTTGATGAGATTCTAAGACTGCGCTACGACAAGGGATTACCTACAATTGTTACTACCAATGTTCGTTTAGAAAATTGGGAATCGCAGTACAGCGAAGCAATGGCGAGTTTTGCTAACGAAGCGTTTATAAGAGTGCCTATACTAGGTTCAGACCTAAGAGGTGCCCAATGAAAGGACCAAGCATGAAAGCAGAGTGGATGACTGTTCAGCAGTTCATCTCTGCCCAAGGCGTGGGCGTATTTGAGGTTGAGTTAGAGACTAAGTCCAAGCAAACCCGTTGCAACTGCCCAGTGTGGACTAAGAAGAGCACTTGCAAACACACCTCCTTTGTAAACAATAAGATTAAAAGCACAGGTCATTACTCAATCAATGTCCCTAACTCAGTGCCAGAAGAGTGGGCATACGAGGCTAGCGAAGACCCTAAGAAGTTCCGTGAGTTCGTAGTTAACTACGCGACGATAGAAGTTATATGAAAAACGGAGACATTTCCAACGTCTCCTCTCCGCAGGTAGTCTGTGTAACAGACGTAGCTCTCAAACTAAAAGAAGAAGTCTCTAAACGTCTTTTGGTGAAGAAGACTTCTTTTGCGGTAGGAGATATTGATTTACTTGCAGCTAACAAGCTGTGGCACCTGTCAAACAACTATGCATTTTCTTTAGAGCTAGCTGGCTTTGAGAGCGAAGGCTGGACAGAAGAGCTCCTTGATAAAGCCTTTGAGAAACTTGAGCGCAGGGTTGTTAATCCCTTTAACTATTGGCAACTTTACGAGGACCCACACGAGTTGGTAGGTGCTCTGCCATATCGTGCTAATCTTAAGGCTGTAATAGATGTTCCAAGCCGAGTCGCTATGTATGGCTCGGCAGGAGTACAGTTAGACAACATCTAGTCCTTGAGGGAGGGCGCTATGTTCAGTATTGCAAACACAAATTGTAAAATGTGTCGTTCAAATGACATTGCACGTATTTGGGTGCATGGAAATTCGTATTTACAATGTCAAACATGCGGGGAGCGGTGGAAGTAATTGGCAGCAGATAACGAACATAGGTTAGTTAGCAAGGTAATCAAAGACCGTGAGATTACTCCTGTACTTCAACGTGGAATAACGGATGTTTGGTTCTTAGACGACGACAACCGAAAAGTTTGGACGTTTGTCCGTAAACATTACAGTGAATACAGTGAAGTTCCTACGGCAACAACTGTTCTTGACCATTATCCAAACTACAAAGTTCTCAATGTTGAAGACAGTATGGATTACTTGTTGGACACAATGGTGGACTTCCGCCGTCGTATGCTCACACGACAGGGGTTGGAAAACGCGGTTGAGCAGTTGCAGGATAACAACCACAACGCTGCAATCCTTGCGATGGAACAAACTGTTTCCAAAGTTAATGAGCAAGGAGTACTTGGTACTCACGAGATTGATTTAACAAAGAACACAGAAGAGCGTTACAAGGAATATCAAGCAATTCAGAATCAAGAGTTCTTAGGTATACCTACAGGGTTTAAAGATATTGACGAAGCAACCGCAGGGCTACAGGGTGGTCAGTTAGTTACCATCATTGCTCCACCTAAGACAGGTAAGTCTCAAGTGGCATTACAAGTTGCTATAAATATTCACAAACTTGGTAAGACACCTATGTTCCAATCATTTGAGATGAACAATCACGAGCAACAACAGCGCCACGACGCGATGCGTTCTCACATTGACCACGGACGATTACGTCGCGGAAAGCTATTGCCGAAAGAAGAGTCCAGATACATTGATATGTTGAATGCTATGGAAACCGAACATCCTTTTCATTTAGTAGATGCAGTAAACGGTATTACTGTCTCTGCTTTGTCAGCAAAGATTGAGCAGTTAAAGCCAGACATTGTTTTTGTAGACGGTGTGTATTTGATGCTTGATGATTTGACTGGTGAGATGAACACACCACAAGCAATTACAAACATTACCCGTGCCCTCAAGCGTTTAGCGCAAAAGATTGACAAGCCAATTGTTATTACCACCCAGACTTTGCTGTGGAAGATGCGTGCTGGAAAAGTTACCGCAGACTCCATCGGTTACTCATCTTCTTTCTTCCAAGACTCAGATGTAATTCTAGGTTTAGAGCCAGTAGAAGAAGATGATTCCATTCGTCTATTAAAGGTTGTTGCTTCTCGTAACTGCCCTCCTAAAGAGACCTCACTAACTTGGAAGTGGGAGACAGGATGCTTCCACGATGAGTCAGCAATGATGAGTTGTGAGTTCTGTTCTAACTGGGATAACAATGGTTGATGTAGAAAAAGTTTTACTTTCATTAGATATACCCCTTGTTTCTCAGAGAGGTGAAGAGGTACAAGGGCTATGTCCAATGCACAAAGCTCGCACTGGAAAAGAAGACCACAATCCGTCGTGGTGGATTAACTCCGTAACTGGAGCACACATCTGCTTCTCCTGTGGTTACAAAGGCAACGTGTATACGTTGGTTGCAGATATCAAAGGCATTGATTATTTTGATGCAAAAGATTATGTAACTTCTAGTGCAGAGCTTGATGTGGATGTACTGTTAAAGCGTATCCGTGAATTGCCACAGTATGTCACCACTGAAGAACCTATAGCGATGTCAGAGGCTCGTCTTGCGGTGTACACAGAGCCACCAGAGAAAGAACTACGAAAGAGGTATATCAGTGCAGAAGCAGCAAGACATCACGGCGTCCTATGGGATGCTGCTAACGAAGCCTGGATTGTCCCAATACGTGAGCCTAACGATTACTCTTTATGGGGATGGCAAGAAAAAGGTGCACGTGGTCGTTTCTTCCGTAACCAGCCGCAAGGTGTTAAAAAATCAAGAACCGTCTTTGGTGTAGAGGTTATGTCTACGGAGACACTAGTTGTTGTTGAGTCTCCGCTAGACGTTGCAAGGCTTGCTTCCGCAGGGGTTGCAGGAGCAATATCTACCTATGGTGCAATCATCAGTGAAGAGCAAGCAAAAATTATGCGTAGAGCAGACCGCGTTATTGCAGCCTTTGATAAGGATGATGCTGGAATACACGCAAATGAACTTATGCGTGGTTTTGCTCGCAAGTATGGTATTGAATTGGCCTACTTCAACTACACAGGTATTGATGTAAAGGACCCAGGAGATATGACTGAAGCAGAGATAAGGCAAGGGCTTGATACAGCTCGTGACATGATTTATGGCAAAGCAGCCTACGTATGGCGTTAGATGCTCGTGGAGTACCAACGCACGCCTGTCCTAACTGTGGGTGTCTAGTGTTAAAAATTAAAGCAATGTTTGAGGATTACGATATTGCATTGTGGTTTACTGACGCTGAGTGCAGTGACTGTGGAACTTTGCTTACAGCTCCTACTCCTGTGGATGACCCAGATGTTCAAAGGTGAGCTAAAACCATATCAAGTAGAAGACGTTAAGAAAATGGCGTCTCGTCAAAAGATGCTTGTTGCCTATGAAATGGGTTTAGGAAAAACCTGTATGACTATTGCTGCACTAGAGAAACTAAAAGAAGACGGTGAGTTAACAAAGCCAACACTTGTTATTGCTTTATCTAGCTTGAAGTACCAGTGGCAAAAAGAAATTAATAAGTTTTCAGATGATTACTCTTCCGTAATTGACGGTTCCAAAGGTACTCGTTTCATTCGTTGGGAAAGAGATATGACGTGGGAAGACCACACTGGGTACATAATTGCTAACTATGAAACTATCGTGGCTGATTGGGATATTATCAAAGACTATGAGTGGGGCGCAGTAGTTTGCGACGAGGCAACTGCAATTAAAGGGTTCCGTTCTCAACGGTCAAAACGAGTAAAAGAACTTGCACGTAAAGTCCCAATTCGTTTTGCCTTAACAGGTACACCTATTGAGAACGGACGCCCAGAAGAACTCTATAGCATTATGCAGTTTGTTGACCCAACAGTTTTAGGGCGCTTTGATTTATTTGACCAAACTTTTATTGTAAGAAATCATTTTGGTGGAGTTCAACGTTACCGCAACCTACCTATCTTCCACGAAAAAATGAAGCAGGTTGCGGTACGCAAAACCCAGAAAGACCCAGATGTTGCTCCACACCTACCAGAGACAATCCATTTAGAGCCTTACCTAATCCCCCTAGACAAAGCTGGCGCAGAACTTTATGCCAAGATTTCTTCAGACTTGATACAAGAGCTTATGGACGCACAAGAGTTACTAGGGGGTTCTTTTTCTTTAGACGCCCACTACGGACAAGGCCACAAAGCAGGAGGACCAGCTGATAAGCTACGTGGTTCCATAATGTCTAAGATAACTTCTTTAAGGATGTTATGTGATTCCCCACAGCTTTTAGTTGAAAGTTCAACTAAGTTTCATAATGGATGGCAGGAGATTGATGGTGAAAAAGTCAACCTTGAAGGGTCTAAAGGCGGCAGTGTTTACGTGGCTGGTCTTGAAGCTTCTGGAGCTCTTGCAAAGGCGACGAAATCTCCGAAGCTAGACGCTGTAATAAACTATGTAGTAGAACACATAGAGGCAAATGAAGACCACAAGGTGGTCATCTTTACTTGCTACCTGGGTATGCTCCCCCTTATCCAAGAAGCACTTACTGCAAAAAAGATAGTTAGCACTCTCTACTCAGGACTGCTAAATGCAAAAGAAAAAGAAGAGTCTAAAACTTCTTTTCAAACCTCTAAAGAAGTTAGGGTACTTGTTTCTTCCGATGCAGGAGGCTATGGTGTAGACCTGCCTCAAGCAAACTTGCTAGTTAACTTTGACTTGCCCTGGTCTTCTGGCACCGCAGTCCAACGCAACTCTCGCATCCGACGCGCCTCCAGTACTTGGTCCCATGTTGTCATACAAGACTTCCTCGTGCTAAACTCCATTGAGGAAAGACAACACCAAATGTTAATGCAAAAAAACGCTGTAGCAGACGCTGTTATGGATGGAACAGGCATCAACGTAAAAGGTGGCGTAGACTTAACAGTAGGAAGTCTCTTGAGTTTCTTAAAGGGGGAATAATGGCAAGAGTAAAAAATGATGAACCGCGTTTCTCAGACGAGAATGATTTAATTGCTCGCACTAAGAAGTACGCTTTTTTAAAGTCACAGTTAGATTTTCTTGAGAAGGAACAGAAAGCACTCCGTGCATTGTTGTTTGAGAACCTTGATGAAATTGGCGAAGAAGATGACAAAGGCAATGTTGTTATTGAACTTCCAGAAGAAGTAGAGGGTTACTCCGCAGTAGTTAAACAACGCCGTGTATCTCGCAAGATTGACGAAGCGCGAGCAGAAGAAATCATTACTGAACACGAGCTTGAAGATGTTTTGTATAAGACAATTCGTGTTGTAGATGAAGACGCATTAATGGCCGCTCTATACGAAGACGTTCTTACGGAAGAAGAAGTAGACGAGATGTATCCACAGTCAATTACTTGGGCATTGGTGCTAAAGAAGTAACATGGCTGGATTAAGAGGGCAGGATGAAATTGAAAAGGCATTTGCCGATTTAGAATACATACCTGGCTCAAAGAAGAAACGCCGTGAGGCAGACCCAAAGGTTTCTCGTCGTAAGGCGGGAGAAACAAACGGTTGGGATGCAAACCCAATCATTAAGCGATTAGGCGGAGAAGACACAGAAGTATTTACAATCGGTGCATTAGCACTAGCGTTGGAAAAACAGATTGTGACTATCCGTTTATGGGAGCGCAAAGGTTACATACCAAGAGCGCCATACAGACTTCGTGCCAAGACACTTGGTGGCAAGAAAACTGGAGGCAATCGGGTATACACTAGAGCGCTGATTGAAGCCACTGTTGACGAGTTCGCCAAGAGAGGCTTGATAGGCACTGCTCGCGTAGAGTGGGGCCAGCACGAAGACCTTACAGAGGCACTAATTAGCCGCTGGAAGGACATCACATCCACCGAGAGCCGTTAGGCCTCATTACCAAAGGAACCAAATGCCGATTGCAAAACCGTCAGTTGATGCTGACACATACCTCGCTGAAGACAGCGAAACAATCCAGCCAAAGGTTGGAACAACCGTACAAGAAGGTTGGGATGCAGTAGATGCTCTGTTAAAGACAGACAACTCAGAGTTCCCAACTGATTTCCGTTTCTCAGATGAGCCACAGCTCATCAAGTTCCTCCAAGACCGTCCGTTTGCTACTTACGAGCAGCACTGGATTGAACGTCCAAAGGGCAAGAAGTCCTTTGTATGTATCGGAGACACATGCCCACTTTGCGACATCCTTGGTGATAAGCCTCGTGGCAAATTTGCTTTTAACATTCTCGTTCTTGTTGGCGAGACTACAGGTGTGCAGGTTCTAACTGCTCCACCATCATTGGCTCGTCAGATTAAGAAGGCTCATGACGATGAGCGTAAGGGACCACTTGACCGTGAGTTCTGGGAAATTTCTCGCATGGGAACAGGTCCAACGACACAGTACACCCTCAACTATGTACGTGGACGTGACCTTGCCGAGGAGTGGAAGTTAGACCTTGAAAACGTTAATGAACAGATTGCATCTGCTGAGTCATTTACGGCAGACGAAGTAGTCCGAGAGACCCCTCGCTCTGAACTTCTTGAAATCGCACGTTCAATAGCGTAAAACTTCCACAGTAGTAGGGGCCTGTCTTCCGTTTCCAGGCCCCTACTACACACTAACTTGAGGGGTATTAAATGAACATAATTACAACTAAGAAACAACTTGAAGAACTTGTTGAGTTTTACTCCAAGGTAGATGGTTTTGCATTTGACGTAGAAACAGTTGGAGAAAATAGAATCCAACCTGTTGTAAATGATGTGTTGTGGCTGTCATTAGCTACTGAGGGTCGTACAGATGTAATTCCTATGGGTCATCCTAATGGTGACTTTTTAAAGTGGGATAAAGAACTATTGTTAAGTGGTCAAAAGAAACTTGCTGCAGGTAAAGAGCTAAAAGAAACTGACTACTCAAAGAACCAAGCCAAGTGGACTCCAGTGTTTGATGCGCCACCAGAGCAGTTGTTGCCAGGCGATGTGTTTAAAGCATTAAAGCCATTGTTTTTTAGTGACCAGTTAAAGGTTGGTCATAACATTAAGTTTGACCTCAAATCAATTGCTAAGTATTACAGAGGCGTAGTACCCAAGAAGCCTTTCTTTGACACTTTGATGGCTGCTTTTGTTATTGACAACCGTAATCGTGGAAAGCTTGGCCTAAAAGACTGTGCTGAAAAGTATCTGAAGATTAAAGTTGAAAAAGGTATTGGAGCAATGGTTGAGGTCCACTCCTTTTCAGAGGTAGCACATTACTCAGGGTTTGACTCTGAGGTTACTTGGAAGTTGTACAAAGAGTTGGCGCCTAAGTTAACTGGAAGTCTTGCTCGTGTGTGGGGTTTAGAGATGGATATTGTTGGCGCACTTTGTGACATGGAGTTAGCTGGAGCAACTGTTGATGTGGAAGAGTTAACTAATTTAAAAAAACGCCTTGAGATAGACATTGATGCTGCAGTTGCTCGTGCATACCGACTTGCAGGTAAGCCATTTCCTATGAACTCTGTGCAAGAAAAACAGAAACTGTTATTTTCACCTAAAGAAGAAGGTGGTCGTGGTATTAAACCTAATCTCAAGGTTAAGATTGCTTTGACTACTAAGGGTCAAGATATGTTAGCCGCAAGGTTACCTTTGACTATTAACCAGTACTCTGTTTCATCAGAAGCGTTAGAGTTTTATCGCTCTAAAGATGAGCTTGTTGATGCCATTCTTGAGTATCAAGACTTAAACAAACTTATGACTACATATGTAATGCCTTATCTAGGCGGAGACATTGTCCGTACTAATGCAGGTAAGTCACGCATTATTGAAAAGAAATCTCTTTTAATTAACGGAAAAGTACACACAAGCTTTAAGTCGCACGGAGCAGAGACAGGGCGTTTTTCCAGTAGTGACCCAAACTTACAGAACATTCCAAGCAGTGGTCAGTATGGAAAATTGATTCGTAATCTCTTTGTAGCACCTGATGGTTACAAGTTAGTAGTCGCTGATTACTCTCAGATTGAGCCACGAATTGTTGCTTCATTTTCTAACGACCCAATTATGATGGACAACTATTTAAATGGTAAAGACATCTACACAACTATTGGCGACACCGTTGGCCTTGACCGTAAAGCAGGTAAAGTACTGGTTTTAGCTATGACCTACGGTGTGGGGCCTGACAAAATTGCTTCGTCTCTTGGATTAACTGTGGACGCAGCAAGAAAACTTTTGAATGACTTTACCGACAGGTTTAATGCGATTGCTAAATACAAAGCAAAGGTCACGCGATTAGCTAGCCAACAATCTCCAACTCCTTTTGTAGAGACTGTTTTTGGTCGCCGTCGTTACATCCCTGACCTAAAGTCCACAGATAAAGGACTTCGGAGCAGAGCAGACCGACAAGCATTTAACACCGTTATCCAAGGTTCTGCAGCAGATTTGATGAAACTCGCCATTGTTAGAGCACATTCTTGTTTTATAGATGAGCCAGATGTTAATGTGGTGTTGACGGTACACGATGAACTCGTTACAGTTGCACGTGAAGATTTAGCAGAAGAGACAGCCGAAGCAATTCGGTTATCTATGGAAGGTATCCACCTACCAGAGATGACTGTTCCTCTTATTGCTGATGTAAAAATTGTAGACAAGTGGGGAGAAGCAAAATGAGTACTGCAGACTGGTGGGCTAAACAACTTGGAGCGCAACCTGCGCAACCTGCTGCACGTCCCGCAGATGTGCCAATGCCACCTTCACAGCAGCCATTGGCTGCAATGCCACAGCCTGCATACACGCAACCACTTTCTAAAGCACAAAGTGCAAGTCAAACTGATTCCTGCCCTGAGTGCGGCGGTAACAACTACATGGCAGTCCAGAACGCTGCAGCCAGATGTTATGACTGTGGGTACCCAATAACACAAGCAGGAAGTCGTTACGGTTCATTGACTGGAGCCACAGTAGAAGGCAGTGCAAAGTCTGCGCAAGGAAATGACGTTCAAAGTAATTGGAATCCACAAGGGATTATTGGGAGAGTAAATTGATAAATGCTGATGCACGCAAACTTATTGCACAACTTAACAAGAAGTTTAAAGGCGATGTTGTCGTTATGGCGTCCGATATTCGGAGCGACATTATTCCTCGTATCACTAGTGGCTCTACTACCCTTGACTTTGTATTGGGTGGGGGTTTCCCTGGTAACCAATGGAATGAACTCATTGGGGAACCGTCGCACGGCAAGACAGCTCTCGCTCTTAAAACTATTGCAGCGAATCAAGCATTAAACGCTGACTACACAACTGTGTGGGTAGCTGCCGAACAATGGGTGCCAGAGTACGCCGAAATGTGTGGCGTAGATACGTCTCGCGTTATTGTTATTGAAACGTCTGTTATGGAGGAGGCATACCAAGCAGTCATTGAGTTTGCTGAGTCCAAATCTGTAGACGCAATTGTTATTGATTCATTACCAGCCCTCTCCCCAATGCCAGAGATGGAAAAAGATATGAGCGAGGCAACCGTTGGTCGTGGAGCACTTCTTACAAATAAGTTTTTCCGTGTAGTTGGCACAGCAATGAAACGTTCTCTAACTGAGGATGAGCGTCCTGTTCTTGGGTTGATTATCAACCAGTACCGAATGAAAATCGGTGTAATGCACGGTGACCCTCGCACAACCCCTGGCGGAGAAGGAAAGAACTATGCGTTCTTTACCCGCTGTGAAGTACGCCGTAAGGAATGGATTGAAATTGGTTCAGGCACAAACAAGGTTAGAGTTGGACAACAGATTGTTGTTCGCACATTAAAGAACAAGACTGCACCACCACAGCGTGTTGCATACTTTGATTTCTACTTTGCGCCAGGTGGCGCCTGTGAACCTGGGGAGTTTGATTTTGCTAAAGAAATCGCCTCTCTTGGTGTAATCATGGGCGTTATTGAACGCAAAGGTGGTTGGTTCTATCACGGTGAGCGTAAGTGGCAGGGCATTGAGTCTGTCATTGCAAGTATCCGTGAAGAAGTTGACCTTAAAGAAGCAATACAAACTGCAGTACTCTCATCAGATGCAGCACCATTGGCAATTGATGAAGACTGAAGGCCAAAAGCAATCCCAGAAGCACGAAAAAAGACTAGCTAAGAAAATTGGCGGTAAAACTATGGCTGCATCTGGAGCCTTTTGGTCCCATAAGGGAGATGTTCGGTCAAGCGACCTCTTGATTGAGCATAAGTTTACAGGGAAGAAATCTTTTTCTGTAAAGGCAGAGGTGTTGAAGAAAATAACGACAGAGGCCATCCTTGATGGACGTATGCCAGTATTGGGCGTCCATTTAGATGGGGAGAATTACGTAATTCTTCTTGAAGACGACTTTCTAGAGATGAGGGACCGTCTAAAGGATGCTTAATATATGTACGAAAATGAATCACCGTGGTGGTCTAAAGCACGTTGCTTTGGAGCCGCACCTAAAAGCCAAGAGGAAGAAGATATTTTCTATCCTCCAAGAGATAAGGACCGATATAAATTAATTGCCGATAAAGCCAAGGTTTATTGCCTTGGTGAAAATGGTAAGAATCCGTGCCCTGTACTAAAAGATTGTTTGTGGGATGCAGTCACTCGTGACGAACCACACGGAATCTGGGGAGGATTGAGCCACAGAGAAAGAAATGCTTTAATACGTAAGTGGAAAAAATCATTCGCTAAGAAAATGACTCTTAAGGAGTTTATTTTCAGTAAGGACTAACATGGCTACAGAACTAAAGAAGTTCTTAGATGCAAAGAAGACGACAACACGCTTATTGGGTGATGTTGAACGGTACCTTATGCGCCGTCCGTTAGACGACCGCCGCCAAGACGTACTCCACCCGTCAGAAATAATCAAACCTGACTGGTGTCACCGTTATTCGTACCATTTACTAACGGGTGGAGAAGCGAATAGAACCAAACCAAATCTTAGATTGCAAAACATATTTGACGAAGGACACTACATTCACGCTAAATGGCAGTCTCGTTTTCAGGCAATGAATGTTCTTTATGGAAAGTTTGAGTGTTTAGCTTGCCAGGTAATGACCATAGGTATTTCTCCAGCCTGCAAAGATTGTGGGCGTAAAGATGTTATGGAGTACCGAGAAGTCACCCTTGTAGATGACAACCTACGGATTGCAGGTCATACAGATGGTTGGATTAAAGACATCGGAGATGATTGCTTAATTGAAATCAAGTCTATTGGCGCAGGAACCCTACGCTTTGAAGCCCCCGATATCCTTGCAGATGCTGGCGGAGATATGACCAAAGCATTCAACAACATTCGCCGTCCATTCCGCAGCCACTTACTGCAAGGTCAGATGTATTTAGAATTAGCGCACCGTATGTATGGTGATGAAGCGCCAAAAGAGATTGTTTTCTTGTACGAGAATAAGGCAGACCAAGCAACTAAAGAGTTCACTGTTAAAGCAGACTATGAGATTGTTGAACGTATTTTCTTTAGCGCATCAAAGGTAATTGCTGCTGTAAAAGCAAAGAAGATGCCTGAGTGCAACGTTAGTTCTGATGGTTGCAAGTCTTGTAACTCTTTAGTGGATTTGGAGGAGTGGGGTGCTTAATTTAGGTCCAATGTCGTCTTTAGCAGTAAAGCGTATGACAGAACAAAACATTAATATGTGGCCTGACCAATCAGAGCAACCAAAAATGCCACGAGACATCTCTGTCTTAGATAGTGACGAACTTAGTGCCCTCTTTACTCAGTTAACTGCTTGGTCTAATTTTGTTGCGGGTCAATTAGCTGCCTGTCAAGTAGATGAGCATGTTCTAAATAAAAAGAAAGACTCTTTAGAGGCTCAATTGTTTTTAGCTAAAGACAATTCAAAAGTTAAAGGTGAGAGAGTAACTCTCATCAAAGCTCAAGTTGCTGCTGACCCAAAGATTATGGATTTAGAAGACCAACTTACTCACGCTTACGCATACCGCAAGATGGTAGAGGTTGTAGCCAACAACTTTGAAAGAGATGTGGCGTTGGTTTCTCGTGAGATTACTCGTCGTACAAATGATTTCCGTTCAACACGAAAGGATAAGTTCTCCGCATGATTATCGGCCTAACAGGTTACGCACAATCAGGTAAGGACAGTGTTGCAAATAGTCTTGTTCAAAATTATGGGTATACCCGTGTTGCATTTGCAGACAAGATTAGAGAGTTGTTAATTGAAACAAATCCTTTTATTAGAGACGGGTTTAGAGTTGAAGGCGTTGTTAGTGCCTATGGTTGGGACCAAGCAAAGATTCTGTTTCCTGAAATAAGGCATTTGCTTCAAAGTTTAGGTGTAGGTGCTCGTAAAACTTTTGGAGATGATTTTTGGATTCATCAAGCCTTGAAAGACCTAAACTCTAAAGACAATATTGTTATTTCTGATGTTAGATTTGTAAACGAAGCTGAATGTATTAAGCAACGTAATGGGCAACTTTGGAGAGTTAAACGTCCAGGAGTTGCGGCAATTAATGCCCACGTTTCTGAATCCGATTTAGATGGGTATAAAGTAGATAAGATTTTACACAACGGGGGAACGCTTGAGGAACTAGAGTCACTAGTTCACACAAGAATGGACTCCTACCCTCATGACAACTAAGGTAATAGACGGCGGATTAAACACTGCAGGTAATGTAACAATCGGCATTGACCAATCCCTTACAGGATTTGCGCTAACTGCGCTCTCATTAGATGACCCGAAGAAACACATCACTTGGGTGTACAAATCTCCTTACTTTGGAATTGAACGTCTTGTAGATATTCGTCAATGGTTAACAGACCATTTAATGTACCTAGAAGAACATGATTTAGATGTTGTAGATTTAGCAATGGAAGGGACAGTTCTTGCAAGCCAAGCAGCGTTAGTTCTTGGAGAACTTTCAGCAACGGTACGGTTAGCTATCTACGATATGTACGGTGAAGATGACCCACGTAGATTCCCCCTTAAAGTTCCCCCAATGACATTGAAGAAGTATGCATCAGGTAAAGGGAACGCCAAGAAGCAAGAGATGCTGTTACAGATATACAAGCGATGGGGCGTTGAGTTCAACGATGACAATGCTGCCGATTCCTACGCTTTAGCACGCCTTGTAGGAAAATTTTCAATTAACGAAGTTGAAAAGGCAGTAGCTGAGCAAATGTCAGACCCTAAATACCGAGACCAAGCGCGGTTTTAGACCTATCCTTTAGTTCGGGAGTGGCACACGAAACCGAACCAAAGGACTAACAATTGAGTAACACACCAGAAGCATCACAAGAAGAGCCGTTTTTGCGAGTAAGCGCAAGCTCCAATCCGCAAAGCGTAGCCTCAGCCATTGCCCATGCAATTTACGACAAGCGTGAGGTAAAACTCCGTGCTGTTGGTGCAGGAGCAGTAAACCAAGCAGTTAAAGCAATTGCCATTGCTCGTGGGTATGTAGCCCCTCGTGGTATGGATTTAACGGATAAGCCAGGGTTTACAACTATTGAGTCACGAGACGGCGAAATTTCTGCAATCGTCTTTCACATTACAGCAAGCTAAAACCGTCGTATCCTTATACCAAAGCAAGGAGTAATCATGGCAAATTGGACAGACATGGGTCACGCAATGCGACGTCGCATGGGCGCACCTTCCAACCACCACTTAGAATCAGCAGGTAAGAATATGAGCAAAAACATTCCAACAACAGAAGAAATTTTAGCTTCTGCAGAACACGCAGCTTCACCACGTCGTTATATGGGCATGGACGCTGCAAAGTTTAACAATGTAAGCGGAACTCCAACCGTTGGTAAGCAAATGCCAAAGAAGAACACACAAGCTGGAGACCCAACATCTGGTGGAAAAGCAAACCGCTCAAATGTTTCTGCAGGTAATGCAGCGCAGTCAGAGCGTTCAGGTGCTCGTCACCGCATCTCAGTGAAGTTTCCTGCAGGACACGACCCAGCAGCATCAGCAACAATGTCAAGTGGCAGAGCTGTTCGTTCAGTAGCTGGTCGTCAAGCACCAAACTTTAACGACGGAAACAGCGCTTCATACTAATATGCCAGACATTATTTCTTCTGCAGAGTTCGGTTCTACAAGTCAAACTGGTAGAGCAGCGCAATACCACGAAGAGACTGAAGCTCCTCTGTCACTAAGCAAGTCAACCAACACAAGTGTTGGTCAACAAACTGCTTGGCGTCCAAAAAGAGGGGCATCGTTGTCTCGTCAGACATCTGGTAGCACGTTGAACTTTGATGATGCAGGTTCAGCACCGCTTCCAAAGTCAGACGCTGGAGCAAACTTCTTAAAAGGTTAGTTCGTAAGAACAAGCCCATGGAGGGCACATTATTTTTTAAGACGATTGAGGTGATTAAATGCCAGGCGGTACAAACAACTTTTCTCCTTCTCAAAACTGGCAATCACTAGGTGCTGGTGGTGTTTATGGTTATAACAATCAGGGTGGTTCAGGAACTTCTGTAGCCCGTGACCCTATGGATGCGTCACGCATTGGTGTGGGGCGTGTTCCATCTGCCGAGTATCCTGATGGATACCTTGGCACTATCCGCTCACGTCGTGATGACCGTTTGCTGGATAGTATCAAGTCTCGCGTCAACCAAAAAGCCTATCAACGTGGTGTGCACAAAGGTGAGCGCATTGAGCCATCTATGTACTTCTGGCCTGATGGAATCAATCCTATGTCTGGTATTGAACGTCAGATGAAAGCTAATTACGTAAATGTAAACGGCGTAAATGTTTATCAATCATTACGCAGTACACCACAAGTAGCGTTACTTCCAGCGCCTCACCTTGTTAACGACGGTAAAGCAAATACTGTTGCTACATCACCTGCAGAAATCAATGAGCGTCGTCAAGCAATGCTTGCATACTTGAAACCAGCGTGGCGATAATGACGCAAAAATTTGATGGTAATTACGACTACACAAAGCCATGGCGTGCACCAATTCAGCCTGACCAGGTAGCAAAGCGCTGGCAGTACAACGGACCTTTTACATCCAATATGGAGCGGTTAACAACTCAAGCACTGATGATTATGAACGTTCCTGGTAAAGATATTCAAGCAATGGTTCGTCCACCACTTCCACAGATTCGTTTATTCCCTGACCGTTTTGGTTACGGATTCCGTGGACAACCAGGGATTGACGATGTCGTAACTATAGACCGCGTCTATTCAGAGCCACGTGTTTCTTGGTTCTCAGGTGGACCAGCAGGATTCCAAGCTGCATCTCGTAATGAGTTGGGTGGCATCTAATGTCTAAAGAAGATAACTTTCCACATTTCGTAGAGTATTCACCAAAAGAAGCTGGGCACTTTAAAGCCTTTATTCAGCGTGCAAAGAAAGCAAGCCCAATGGGTGCTGCAGTAGACGTGCACAAAGTTAGTGACTATAAAGGTATGCGGATGTTTAGTACTCCTGATGGGTTGGCTGGTTTTGCAGTTCATCCAAGCGGTGAATTGAACTCAGTATTTAAGCACCCAGATGCTCCGTACAAAGATGTAGCCCGTCACGCAGCAGAGCACGCTGTGCTAATTGGTGGAGCAACTCATGCCTCAGCTTTTGACCCTAAACTCCCAGAGATGTATGCAAAAGGTGGAATGCGACCTTTATCCCACGTCCAATGGAACGAAGATTACAAACCAAAAGGTTGGAGTACTCGTCGTCAAGGACGACCAAGTGTTGCATTCCTTGGCGCTGACAGAAGTGTGGCAAAAGAAGCAAACACAGGTACAGCATATAAACCAGATAGCACTCCAGTAACATCTGATTACGACACAGGTATGG